GCATTAGTGAACGTGATGGTGTACGTCCCGCCCGCCGTGCGTGTCACAGACGACACATTGTACGTCTTGATGATGGAACAGGTGCCGTTTGTAGCCTGACCCGCCCACCGACAGAACGCCTTGGCTCCATTGGGGAGGGACGCCAGAGACGACGGCGTCACCGCCAAGGTGTTGGACACCTGAGCCGCCACGTCAGACGCCTGTGCAAGCTGGACCTTACCCGCCGTAGATGTCGTGGCGGAAGTCACCGTCACCGGAATGGTGAGGTTGGCCGTGCCGTTGAAAGTCGTGCTGGTGCCGGTGGCGTCACCGCTCACCGAGAAGGTTCTGCCGGTGGTAAGCTGGTTGGCCTGTGTCGCGGTGCCAGTACCCACAGCGGCAACGATCTGGGTGATGGTCGCGGAATAGGGAACCCCACCCTGCGCCAGCAGAATGAGTTCAGACCCGGTCAGGCTGGAGGCCACAGTCGCGTTGGCGGCGAGGGTGGTGGTGTAGTTGAAGTTGGTGTCCAGATCGGAGGCCGGGACGTTGCCGCTCAGGTTGGCAAATGTGTACGGGAACGAAATCGCCATCACCAATCTCCGTCATACGCGCTGGGGGACATGGACGGCGTATCCGCCACACCATTGGCCACCAGATGCTCTTTGAACAGTTGCTGCATGAACATGGCGTCGTCCTTCCGCTGCGCGTTCAGGTACGCCAGATACGCCGCATAGTACTTTACCGCGTTCGTCCACGGCTCAGGAAGAGCCTCGACCGTGGTGTCGTTCACCAGCGGAATGACTTGGCAATATGTATCAAGGTCCATCTGGCTGACCACAGCCGGGATTGGCCACAGGTAGATCACCGCGCCAAGCCCCCGGCCATAACGTGACCATACGCTGGGGTAGTTCTGCTGCCCGATGTTGTAGGATCGGTATCGCGCTTGGAACTTCGTCCACGAGACGTTCTCAAGAGTGGGTTTAAATGACCCCCACGACACCGACACGCTCTGGATGCCGATGATGTTCAGCGCGCCGGGGGCGTACTGCTGAACCGCACCATTGTAGCTGGAGACTGGGTAAGTCTCTTGGTTGATCACCGTGGTCACGAATGGCGTGACGGTGATGGTTCCCACAGTCGCAGCGGTCGTGTACCCACCGCCCGTCAGCGTGACCGTGGGGGTCGCGACGTAGCCCTTGTTGGTGGTCGGGTTGGTGACCGTGATGCTCTGGATTTGACCGCCGATCACCGTAGCTGTGGCGGTGGCCTGTACGACCACACCAAGTGCATCAGGGTAGCTGATGGTCACCGTGGGAGCCGAAGCGTAGCCTGAGCCGCCGTTGGCTACCGCAATTGCGGTGATGGTGCCCGACGACGGGAGGATGACCCGCACACACTGGGTCTCTTCCGCAATCCGGTTGCGGGCCTTGTTGATGAAGTTGGTCAGCGTGTTGGTGGAGAAAAACAGGTTGTTTGGGTCGTTGAGCAGCAACGCCGTGTCAGTCAGGTATTGCGTCAGCGCCATCTGTTTCTCCTACCGAAAAGGGGCCAGCACGTTGCCGCACCGACCCCTTCCCATGCCCCTTTGTGTGCCCCCACACGAAGAGATCGTTTGACCTTAGAACGGTTGCAGAACCGTCAGGTCGGAGGGGGAGGCCCCAAGACCCAGAGTGATACCCGACACAATGGTGGTAGCCGCCGTGGTCAGGTTGGAGTCAACCACCGGATACGGGATGGCCTGAAGCAGACCACCGTCGATCACGGTTGCCGCAGTAAGCTGGGCCGTGGCAATCGCATTAGAGCTACAAGCGCCGGTCAGTTGAGCCTGACGGGGCTGGAACAGGTTCGGACCAATGGACGGGTTCTTCACGCTTGGGCTGGAGGCGTTCAGGCCGTTGAAGGTCCGCAGATTGTACTGCGTACCATAACCCGCACCCGACGTGGTTGCCGCAGTGTTGGTCGGCGTGATGCTCATGCACATCACGATGGTCGCAGCAGCCGACGAACCACCACCGCCCGAGAAGGTCAGGGTCGGAATAGCCGTACCGGCCAGAGCCGTCGTACCCGGCTGGGTGCAGAGCACCGCCGAGATCGTCTGAGCGCCGCCAGCAGAACCGGACGCGACCAAAGCGGTCGTGTAAGAACCAGCAGTCGTCGGACCCGGCGTTCCCTGCGTAGATTCACGCTGGTCAGGGATCAGGGTAATGGTCGGAGCGATGGTGTAACCCGCGCCTTGGTCCACAACGGTCAGGGTCGGAACACCGGACGAGATCGTTGCGGTGATCGTGGCCTGAACGCCACCAACCGGCGGCGGGGACACCACAACCACCGGAATGTAATTGTAACCCGCGCCAGCTGTCACAGTCGTGATGGTGGTGCTGATTGCGCCGCCCACGATGGCCTTCCAAGTCGAACCACCCGAAGAGGCGGTCACGGTTGGAGCCGAGGTGTAAGACGAACCCGAGTTGGTCACCACCGCACCAATCGCGAAGCCCGTCATGTTGGCCAGACGGAAGTTCACGCCATCCGAAGAGATGGTGGTGGGCGTGTTGCCCGCGTTCGGGAAGTTCCGCCAGATGCCGGTAATCGGATCAAGGAACTGAATGAACGTGTACGGACCCGGAGTGATCAGCCACTGACCAGCCGGGATGTAATAGGTGGTGCCAGCCGGAAGCCAGACTTCGTTGCCGAAGACCGGGCCGGTGTACGGCGTAACAAGGCCGGGGGAAAAGGGGAGCCCGACACCGGCTCCACGCATTGGTGTAATAGCCATGGGTCAGTTCTCCTTAGAAGCTGGCGCCAGCAATAGAGGAAAGCTGCATCCCCGAGGACGGCTTGGTGCAGACCAAGGCGAGCGCGGCGATGATGACCCCTACGTTGGCGATCTGGTTGTTGGCGATCAGGGAGTGCCAGCCAGAGAACGCGAAGTTCGCGTCCTCAGAGATGTACAGGCCCAGATACTTGGAGTTGATGATGTAGGCGGTGCCGACCGGGCAGAACGGGTCTGCGAGGATCGGGATGTTGCCCAGCATCAGGGCGCGGAAGCCCGCGTTCACGGCGTCGTCGTTGCCGTACTTGATACCCGGATCGGTGTTGAACTGCTCAACCGACATGAAGTCCGTCAGGAGCGTGGTCCAATCGGACAGGCTCATGATCAGGAAGTCAGGGCTTTCGCCACCGGCAATCTTCGTCAACTGCATGATGCGGGTCATCATGGTGGTACGCGACGGGGTGATCGACGTGGTGATCTTGGTGGACTTCCAGAACGGGTTGGAAGTACGCGACAGACCGCCGTAGGACGCGACGGACGTACCGTCGTCATACACGTCGAGGAAGCCGTTGATCGCCAGAGCGTTGGTCGAAGCGGTGCCGAACAGCGCGGTGGAGATGGACTGAACCGCAACCGTCTTCGCGTCGGCCATACGGGCCTTGATCAGCGGGATGATTGTTTCAGTTTGTTGCAGAAGGCTTTCCATGCCCAGCAGCGGGATCGGAACCGTACCGACGCTCAGGTTCCACGCGGCCTGTTGGGTCGCGGCGAGAACTTGAGGCTGCGGGAAGCCGCCGTCGTAGCCCGTCCAGTTGAAGTTCACGAAGGACGAACCCTGCACCGGCACGGTGACCTGAGACAGACCACCGCGAGCGCGCTGGGCGTTCCGCATGAGCAGGGAGAGGATGGGCGCGGCAGAGTAAATCTGCACGACCAGCTTGGGCACAAACGCGCGCCGCATGACTGCGGTGAGTTCGTTCGTAATAGAACCTGTGGCGGGGACTACCCCGGAACCGTAGACTGGCATAGGTACTCCCCTTTAGATGCCAAAAAAATCAGGATTGGTTCTGACTGCGGATGTCGAAAAGGATTTTCCCGACCTCCTTGTCAGCCCAACGATCCGGGTCTGCGAACAGGCCCTGAACATCGACTGCCACTGCGTCTTCACGCAGATTCCAGCTATCCGGCTCCCACGAGGAACGGACCTCAGTGGGCTTCGGGTTCTGGCGCTCAAAGAGCGCAGCGGCGGCTTCTGGGTCGGGGATCGAACGATCCACCATCAGAGCCTTGATCTTGTCGATGCCCTCGTCGTTGTAGCCGTAGGTGCTCTTCAGCCGGGAGAACGAGGTCTCCAGTTGTGACAGAGCCCGCGCTTCCGAGTCCTTCGCCTCGCGCTCCGCAATCCGGGAGAACATTTCCTCCAGCTTGGATGCGGTAGCCTCGACCTTTTCGATGTACGGGCGAGCCACCTCTTCAGCCACATCCTCGTCGGTGCGGGTGTTGGGGTAGTGCGCCTTGATCGCCTTGGTCAGGAGAGGGCGGGTCTTCGGGTCGCTGTTGATCTGCTCCAGCAGCTTCTGGGCTGCGGTGAGCGAATTCAACCGGTCTTCGTCAATTACAACTTCGGCCATGGGGGCATCCTACGTTGTGTGAGAGGGAACGACTTACTTGCCGTTGGGCAGATTGGTCAGCGGGAAGACGTTCTTCACGTCCTTCGGCTGGGTAGACATGCGGTTGCCAATCTCGACGGTGGCGAGCGACACGCGGATGATGGAGGCATCCGGGTCCAGCGACGGGGTCGGGGGCGTGAAAGCGGGCGAGGTGGGCAGAGTGGCCATGTTGGTTCCTTACATCTCAGGGGGCGTGGGCGGACCACCAGCGGGCGGACCACCAGCGGGGGGTTGACCGCCACCAGCCATGGAACCTTGCAGAGCTTGCATTTGCTGCATCTGCTTTGCGCGGTCCATCAGGCCCAACAGGGCGGTCTGTTGAATACCGGCGTTCTCCTGACCAGCGGGAGCGATCTTGGCCCCATCAGTGATCATCTTGAGAACCGCCTTGTGAGGTTCAGACCCAACCGGGAGACCCGGAAGTGCCATCTCAAGGAGGTGGACCGCCTCCCTCACCTTCGTCATGGCGTCTGCCGCCATACCGGGGTTGCCGGTACGCGGTCCCGCTGGACCGGCAGAGCCAATCGCGGGATTCGTCATTGGTAGGGGAGGCAGTGCCATTAGAGGAATCCCATTTGTGATGAATCCGGTGCAGCGACACGCTGCACGGGATTACTTCCGGCGGTGCTTACGACCCTTACGAGCCATGTGCGTATCTCCTTACAAAGGACACTAAGGGGAGGAGTTCGCATTACTACGACCCTTAGCTGATCAGCAGTCACCGTGGGAAGCCCCTCGACCTGCACAGATCAAAAATACTCCTGAATTGATCTTGGGTCAATCAAACCAGAACTTACGAACACAGCAACTATTCTGGGACAGGGAGTAATAAAGCGCCCTTACTTCTTGGATTTACCTTTTTGCAAAGCCAATTCTGGGTGCTGCTTCATGAACTCGGCCTTAGCCTCCTCCCGAGCACGGTAGGAAAGGACAAGCTCATCCTGATACGGCGGGTGGGTCATCTTGATCAGCGCCTCGCCGTCGATGGCCCCACGCGCTGCCAGAGCAAACGCCAGTTGCATGTTGTCGCCGCTGAAGGCGGGGGACGAGGTGTGGCTGTCCACGCTGACCTGAATGTCATCAGGAAGCTGGTTGAGGGTGAACTCATTCACCTTGCCGAAGATGCCCTTCTTGGGCTGCGTGAACACGCGGGCGTCCTTGATCTGAGACATCTTCATGCAGAGATCGCCAAGCATGGCGCACTGGTCTTCCACCACCAAAGCGCGGTCACGAAGGCGCGGAGACGAGGTCTTGAGCATCGTCTGGGCCTGAGCGCCGGAACGGATACCCGGCTCGCCCTGTCCAGAGGTCATGGCGGTAAAGCCACCCGACTCCTCAAACACCTTGCGGATCATCGCGATGTACTCCATCGCGTTTGGCGGCATGTTCGGGGTCAGGGTGTCGATCTTGGCGTTGGGGGCTTGAGCGTCCGTCAGGATGCCGCCGGGAGAATTGAGGATGCGCGCCTTTTCGTCGGTGATGGACGAGAACCCGGTGAACGCGCGCGAGGGCTGCGCCTGACGCCGGAAGATGCGGTCAATGTCGTCTAGCCGGTCGTTCAACCACAACTGCGGTTGCGCCACCGTAGCCAATTCAGAGCGACCCCAGAAGTACCCGGCAATCTCGTTGGGCGCGACTTTGATGAACGGGTTCTGTCCGGGGATGTCGCACATGTTGCGGTAGCGGTACTCGCCGTCAATGACGAGGTCGCCCACCATGCGGATCGTGGTCCAATCGCCTTGGCCGTCGCGGGCCTCGTCGTTCATGATCCAGCACTCGTCCACCCGGATCAGCTTCTCCGCAATCTGGGGAGACAGGAGCGGCATGGGCATGGAGGAG